CGCTTGACGCAACCAACGATTCCAAGCCCTCGTGTGATGCTTTCCAGTGCATTATCCGCCACGTCTTGCAGAGCTTTGTGAGGCAACCCGATCAGTTCGACGCACGGTCAAGACCTTCAATCCGTCGTGCGCCGCCGTCATTCCCGTGCAAGCCCAACGCTCGCCGCCGATGGTCCATGTGTCATCGATGGCGGTCGTTTGGCTTGCGGCGACCTGTAGCGACTTGATCCGAATCCGAACCAAGCCGCTATCGGTCTCCGCTTCATCCCCGCCCATGTTTTCGTCACTCACAATCGCGGTCACAGTCGATGACGATCCGCCGCTTGTGATGCGCGTGATGCTGTCGCCTTGGTAGGCCAACATCGCGGCACCAGCAGAGGCGGCGAAATCGTCACTGAACTGACTCATGCGATCATTGCTCCGACGAACGAGCAACCAGCATGTCGATGATGAACGGCCCGGCAGTCGCCGTTCCGCTCGTCTTTTCGACGTGCGCCAACACGCCCAACGGACCGGTCGCCGCAGCCAGCGAAAACGTGGTGCCAGACAGCACCCGCGCCCCGTTGATGTACAGTGCCACGCTCGACGGATTGCGGGCGTCGATCCAGAACTCGAAAGCGTTCGCCACCGCCGAGCCAGCGGTGATGTCGATGGTCGTGTCGGTCGCGGTGACCGTCGTCGTTCCATCCTTCGATTGCGCGAGGATGTCCAACGCGCCTCCGTCGATGTGGAACAGGACGTGTTCCGTGATCGCGTCGGCGTCGGTCGTACTGGTTCCGTTGGCAAGGCCCAAGCTGATGTCGACCGCACTGGTGGAACCGTTGGCCGCGAGGCGCACGATCCCTTCGACGATGGGATTCGCCCCCACCGCCAACCGGTCGACCGACAACAGGTCGATGCACTGGGCCTCGTTCGTGGCCGTCAGCGACAGGCCCAGCGAACCACCGTAGTTCACCGGCAGGCCGAAGCCGCCAGCCGCAGCGGTCCCCGTGGCAACCGACAGGGAGCGACCGCGAACCGCGTCCAACGTGTAGGTCGGTTGCTTGTTCAGGTCGACCAAGACGGTCGTGTCAGACGAGGCCGCGTCACCCACCGCGATCCCGACATAGAAGTCGCGGTCGTTGACCGTCTTGTATGTCGCCGCATTGGCGGAGTGATCCCAGTACACACGACCACCGTCAAGGAAGACGACGCCCGAGGTCTTGGTAATGAGGAACTTGCCCTCATCGTAGAACACCCGCTTGTCGCCGGATTCGGCGGCATTGAGGCCCGCCAGCACACCGGCACGACCGCCGGGCAACTGTTGCACTTCACCCGAGGAAGCCGCAGCCGCAAGCGTAAGCTGACGCTCGCAATCTTCGGCGACGAAAGTACCGTCAGCCATGTTTGAAACCCTCCGAGTCTTGTTGCGAGAAACAGGCGGGGCACACGATGCACCCCGCCATCGTCAGCCAAAATCACGCACCGGCGGACTTGTAGAGGCCCCGGTAGTCGTCGGCCATCACGCCGATATCCATCACGATGTCCCAACCGATGCCCCACTGGCCCTTGTCGAGAACGAACCGGCGAATCTGCGGAGCACGACCGGTGCCCGACAGGTAGCCGACACGCACAGTCCGGCCCGCTTGCGCGGCGAGGAACCAGTTCGTGGCGGTCCCCGTGTACGCGGTGTTGTTCGACGGATCGATGACACCGGTGGCGTTCAGTCGGTTTTCGACAACCAACTGAATCCCGAGGCCGTTGAGCGTGTTCATGTTGCCGCGCTCGGTGACCGACCCCGCCGTTCCGGCGATGACGATCCCGGTCGAACCCAGCAATTCACGCGCGGTGAACGCCAAGTCGGACGGGCAGAACAAGTAACGCGGCTTGAGGTTGAGTTGTCGCACGCCGCCGGTCGGATCGTACTTCACGATCTTGCCCATCGACGTGATACCGGTCTTGAGGCTCGTGGCCGACAGCGCGGACGATCCGCCGGTGGCCAAGTTTGCGTGCCCCGCAGCCGTGGCGAACGATTGCGCGGTCGCGTTGAACAGCGCCCCGCTCGTGGCCGCCAACGTCGGATTCCGCAGCAACAGGGCATAGACGAGGTCGGGACGCAGGTTGCGAGCCGATTGCCCGTACTCGGCGGGAAGCTGGTTGAAGAAGCCCAGGTTCTCGTCGATGATGTCCTGTTCGTCGATGACCATTTGCTGCGCGTAGCGGGCGATCTTGTACTGTTCCCGCTTGTCGTCGGTTTGCCCGTGCTCGGCGGTCGCTCCGCGAGCCAGCTTTTGCATGCGGGTGACCGAACCCGGCGTGATGATGTCGTTGGTCCGGAAGTTCGGCACGTCTTCTTCGGCGCACCAAACCGTCGTGTCTTCCGTTTCCTCGTACGCGGCCAACAGCTTGGCTTGCATCGAAGTCGTGAAGACGTAGGACAGAGTCGAACCGGACACGGCGGCACGGATGTAGCCGGCATTGCCGAACGGTTCCGATCCGCTATCCGGATCGCGGGCCTTGTCGATCCGGGCACATTCCCGAACCATCTCCATCAACGAGTATCCCGCGAAGCGTTCGGCGGTGTTGGCGATTTGTTCGCGTTCACCTTCCGGCAGCGCGTCGAAGTCGAACGTGCCGCAGCGCTGTTGCAACGCGGCAACCATCACGCTCCGCGTCAGGTCTTTTTCGTCGTTGCGGACGTGACCAGCGGGGGCGCGGTTGTCACCCTTCACCGGCTCGGCACGATGCGACCGCAGGTGATCGAGGAACACGGCGGTGTACTTCTCAGCGCCCCACCCTTCGGTGATCGAGCGCTGAACCAGTTCGGCGGGGATGTCGTCGCCCGCAGCCTTGTGGATCGCCGCCACGCGAGCGCGTTCGGCTTCGATGGCTTCCTGTCGAACCTTGTCGGCGTCAATCACCATCCGGGTCACGTCCGGAACCTGGGTGACGCTCGCGTTGCTTTCCGAGCGGACCGCCGTTTCGGGGGCCTGCTCCACGGCAGTCTGTTCGGCCATGTCTGGCACTCCTGTTTGCAAGTCGTCGGCACGGAATTTCGCAGCTTGATCCGCACCGACGGGGACCAAGCTGACTTCTCGAATCGTGTATGACGTTGTCACGCGAAGCGGTCGCGGACCCGTGCGGTATTCCAGCCCATTGACCATCCGCGCCGAGTTCGCCGGGATGTCTTCCCAGTTGTTCACCCGGTAGCCGATGGAAACGTCGGTCAGGTGGCCTTGTCGCACCAAATCCCAAGCCCGATTGCCGGTCTCGGTCTCGGCGAAATGCACCCGCCCGACGACGCGGTTCCCTTCGAGACGAAGGTCACGCACCGATCCCCGGATGTTGTCGCTGGAGCTTGTGTTGTGGCCGTCGATCAAGGGGAGTTGCTGGCCGAATTGAGCACCATCAGCCCGCAAAACCTCTTCAATAACGCCTTTGGAAGAACGCACCATCGCGGGATTTTCGGTCGATAGCACCGCTTCTACGGACCGCGATTGCTCGTCAATCGTCCCCGGCGTGATCGCCATTGATCGCGTCGTGATGTCACAGTTCATGCGCGCACCTCCTGCTCGATAATGGCCTCGACCAGTTCGCGAATGTGGCGCTGTTGGGCAGGCGAAAGCGGCGCGGCTTCCGGAACAACCGGCGTTTCTGGCAGCAATCCCAGCGTTTCCATCAGCTTCTTTTCTCGTTTACGCTGGGCGAGAACTTGTTCCCAATCCTTGCCCGAGGTGGCGCACACGTCGGCCAGCGTGGTCGTGTTGTTCGCCAACGCGGTCTCGGCGGCACTGGCTTCCTTCCCCGGATCAACGTGCGGCATCGTGGCCCACGTCCATCGCAGGTCGAACGACTCAGGAACCGCAACACCCTCGATCAGCGAGGCTTCGCGGATGACCAATCGGCAAATGCGATTCAACGCGATTCGGCCCAGCCACCTTTGGCAAGTCGCCGTCTCGCGTGAGAACATCTGCCCGTCGAAACGAGCCGACGAATAGTTGTGATTCGACGAATCCAGGCGAACCATCATTAACGGCATGTTGACCGGTCGTCCGATCTCCCTCAGTCGCTCGGATCGGTAGTCGGCATACTGTGCGGTCGGCTGCGCGGCTTGCATTTGCGCGGCCTTCCAACCCGGCGGCAGCGTGCGAATCGTCCGCCGTTCGACCACCGTTTGTTCGTTGACGGCCACATAGGTCGCGTCGGGGTGATCCGTGTACAGCAGCACGGACATATCCGCCGCACTTCGGGCCGCATCCATCACCTGTTCGTCATAGCACCGGATGTCCGCACACGTTTGCAGCACCGGAGCGAGCCACGGAATGCCGCGCACTTGGCCCGGTTCCCGTTGCTTGAACCCGTGAATGATTTGGTCGGCGGTGTAGCGGGTGAGTTCACCGGTGGTCGTCGCCAGCATTTCGCCAGCGGCAAACGACTCAATGTGATATGCAAGGGGCTTGCCGGTGTCGGATCGCTCCACGCCGTCCCGCAGCATGCGATTCATGCCCAGACCGACCGGCGTCTTTAGGCGTCGGGGGTGAATATCCTGAATCCGAAGCGTAACCCAATCCGACTCCCGGTCTTGCGTCAACACTTCAAGGAATTCACCGCAACACCACAGACTCCGCACCCACTGGCGAAGAAGTTCCACGCCAGACAACTGCGCATTGATGTCCGGCAGTTCCCACCATCGCCGCCACACGGCCTCGGCGAACTGGTTGAAATCCTCGTCGTCCGATTGAACCTGCAACGTCGGCCCGTCCACACCCACCACGGACGCGACGTAAGTCTCGATCATGCCGTCGACGAACGGATTCCGCTCCGCTTCATCGAGGGACCGGTTCCGCAGCGTTTCGAGCCGCAAACCGATCTTGTCGTTGAGGTTTTCGCCGTTGGCGGAAGCCCATTGGGCCTCGTTAAGACGGCTTGTTTTGGCCGCATCCCAAGCGCGGGCGGAGTCGTCGCCCATCACCGCTCGGTAAATCCGCGACCAAAGCCCCATCAATACAATTCCTCGTCGGAGTTCTTGTACCGCACCAACTGCTGTTGCATGACGCCGGTCGTCGAACCGATCCCATTGGCCGACGATTGCATCTTGCGGCACTGGTTGATGAACGCCTCGATCCCGGAAGTGCGCCACCGCATTTCGCCGGAACCGTGCCGCGAATCAGGAATGACCGCCATATAGGCCAACGCTTTGTTGGCGTACGTAATGGCGTCCGCGTAATCGCCCGCTTCCATCGCGGCGACCGCAGACTCCATCGCGGTATTGAGACTCGACACGCTCATGGGATGATTTTCCCAGAGCATGGAGTAAGCGATAGGCCCGCAACTCAATGCGGTATTGATCCTGTACTAATCGCCATCTTCAACGGATTGGAACGGCTGTTGACAGTCCCCGCACTTGTGCCAGCGAATCCGACCACGGGTTGAGGTGATCCGGCAGTTTTTCGACTGGCAATGCGGGCACCGGACACGCACGAAACGCACCACCGACTTAGCTTTCTCGGCTTCTTCCGTTGCAAAGAACTGGTTCCCGCAATGTCCGCACGCCCGCTTGACCGTGGTTTTGCCCCACCACGTCGACTGCGAAACAACGGTCGATTGCGGACAACCACACACGGGGCACTCCGGGTCGGTGATTCGCTCCATGTCACCGCTTTCGCTGTTGCGCAAACCAACTTCCGGGCGTGTCGTGTGATACGGGATCGTCATTGAGCTTCACCCCCATGTGGCACCCGGCCACCATCGCCAGCACGGCAGCGTCGAACCAGTGATTCGCCCGCTTGTGCTCGTTCACCCACCGCACGACCTCACCACGCCGCCGGTCCATCTCCCGCTCTTTCCGTTCTGCCGTCTGATGCTTTGCGAATGAGATGTGGACCCCGTGTTCTCCCGTGTGGAACAGCGTCACCGCCCCCGGCGAATCGAGCGCGCACGAGTAGCCGTCATGCAAGCGGCTTTTCCAATGGTCCGCGTCGATTTCGATCAACTTAACGCCGCCCGAGGATGCCAGTCTTTCGACGTGATACCCCTCGCCGATGTGGACCGTGTGCCGCCCCACCGCCGTCGGGCGACTGTATTCCGTGGTGGAAAACCCCTTCGACGGGAAGAACTTCGCGTTGTCGGCCTTGCAGAATTCGTACACCAACTCGGCCCGATACCCCGAGTCGATGCACACCGCCGCCGCCGGGATCGACTGGCCCGACTTGTTCCACCCGGCGTTCGCGGTCTCCTGCAATTGCTGGAGCGCAAAGAAAATGCCCCGATCCTCGCCCAACTGCCGGGCGTTCGTCTCGACCACCCCGTAATCGATGATTTGGCCCCGTGCCTGCCCACGCCACGCAGCGACAACCCAGTGCAAGATATGCTTGCCGATGTCGACGCCCATCGTCACCAGCAACGCATCGGACGGCACAAACCCGCGCCCAGGGTGTTGCATGCGTTCGGCCAACACCCGCGCATCGAGATTGACCAACGCCTCGATAGACGGCTTTGGGGGGATCGCCCAAACGAATTGGCACATCTCCCGCTCAGTCAGTTCCGTGTCATCGCTCTTGGCCGCACGCCATTCCGCCGCCCCGATCTCCCCCGCAGACCGGAAAAAGTTGTTCGGCGCGGCGTACCGATAGCCCAGCGTAAACGTCCTCGGCGCGGCTCCGACGATGGTCCCTTCCTCGGTGATCTCCTGCCCGCGATGCACCAGCTTGGCGTCGACGTGTGCGGCCTTGCGTTGCGGCTCCGTCCACATCGTCCCGCACAAATCGCAGTAGTACGCAGACCGTTCCGCCGCCGTTACCTCGTCTTCCGCACCTTGCCAGCCCACCAGCGACTCACGACCGGGCGTCACCCACCGCAAACAATGCGGACACCGCAGGGCGATCCGGCTGTCGCTCCCGCCCTTGAGTTCCTGCCACGTTCGGCCCGCCTCAAGGGACACCGTGCATTCGAGGTAAATCCGAGCCTTGTCGCCGTAGGACGCGGTGCGGGCTTCCAATTGCCGCAGGGGATCGGCTTCCCGCGACGAATCACCCGCTTCGTCAAGCCCGTCCGTCTCGGTGACGATCAACACCCGCGAGGTGAACGCAGACCGCTTTTTGTCGGACCCGCCGCCGCTCATGAATTTGAGCACGGCCCCGTTCTTAAACTGGATGCTGTCGAACTTCCCCCCACGGCTCCCGGTCCCCCTGGTAGGGATCAGGTCGCGATATCGGCTGGCCCGGATCGCCGGTTCGATGTCCATCTCCCATTTGTCGCCCGCGATCTCCATCGACGGCAGGCCGAGAATCACCGTCTCCCGGTGCTCGAATAGGTGGTACATCGCGGGTATCACGAACCCGATCAGCGACTTTCCCGACTGAACCGGCCCCGTCAGGACGTGCCGCTTCCATCGACCCGACGTGATCTCGTCGAACCAAAGCCGAACGTGTGGCTGTCGCTCAACACTGAACCGGAACCCACGGAACGGGCCGTCCGGAATGACGACTTCTTGTTCCGCAAACTCCCGAATGGAGCGCAGCCGGGGAGCTTTGGCGAGCGTGTAGAATCGACCGAGTTCCCGCGAGAACGCGGACGGATCAACACGATTCGCCATCGCCGCTTCGAGCGATGCCAAGCCCTTCTACCTCCTGTTTCCCTTGTTCGAGGATCGCGTCCAACTCGGTCCGCATCTCCGGGGACGCCTTTTCCAACCGCTCCCCAAACGACCGGAACCGCCCGGCCAACTGCTGCAAGAAATCGCGGACGGATTCAAGCTCCACGAGTTCGCCGCGCTTAACCGCGTACTTCAACTCTTCCTGTTTCGCTCGCCATTTGCGGTATTCTTCCAGCCATTCGGACGTGTCGCCCGACGCATCCATGTCGTCGGCTTCGGCGACCTTCACCCCCTTCCGCTTGTCCCCACGGTTGGCGACCCACTCGGCACAATCTTCCCAGACATAGGCCCCCGGCGCTCCGGGCATCCCCTCGCCCAGCCAGGTCGATATCACCCGTTCGGATTTCCCGAACTTGCGAGCCAATTCCGCACGGGTTTTCAGGACGGTTTTCTTGGGCACATGCCAGCCGCGTCAAAAAGATATGGGAGGAACCGGGTTTTGAATCGTTTTGATACAAGAATTGTGCGATGTCATCAC